TGGCGTTTGATGGAGTCATAAAATTCTTGGAAGCGCGCCGCGTCGGCGTTGTCGTAACCGAAATTAGCTTTGCAGTAGACTGTTATGGCCCGTTTTATTAACGTGTCGGCATCGTCGTTAACTTTCGTTTCCAACGTTCCCGAAAGCCGCAAGTCATCCCGCGCCGCTGCTATTAGGTCGCCAACCTCGCCGTCAAATGCCGTTGTGGTTAGGCTGATGCGTAGCGCCTTTTTAACATCGTCCAGCATAGCCATGGCTTACACCAACAAATCTACGTGTACGATCGTTCCATTCAAGGCGCTGTTGAGGTCTACCGTGTTGCTTTCAAGGGCTGTTGAAGAAACAGCAACCGTAGGAGCTGTGCCTTCTTTAACGTTGTTGAGATAAGCAGCTAGGACGCTATTACGCGAAAGCTTGAACGGCAAACCCATTTTTTCATTAAAGCCGATTGCAGTAGTTGCTCCATTCCCGTCATGAGTCGGGATGGAAATTTGCGTTACAGTTTTAAAGGCTTTAGAGCCTTGAACCGTACCCGCCGTATCAACCGTAAATACTGGCAAGGTTTCAGAAATAACCTCATCATTCATGTTTGTGCCTGTAACGGTGACTTGGATAGCTTTAATATCCGTTGCCGTACCGCCAGCCGTAGCCGTCAGGGCGCGGGGATAAGCGGGGTTTGTGATGCCTGTTGTGATAGTTAGCGTCGATCCTGTGCTGTTTACAGCCGCTTTAACAGCCGTTGTATTAGCTACAACCGCCGCAGCTGCTGGAATCTCGATACGTGCCGCCGCAAGGCGATCCACAACGACGGAACCGTCAGTTCCGAGCTTCAAGCCTTTATTTTTAAAGGAACCCATTAAGCAAACCTCCAATCATAGTAAGAGCGCCCACAAGGAGCGCTCCAAAAACCAGTAAACGCTATGCGTAAACTGGATTCTCTTCGTACATCTTGGTACGTGAGCTAAAAAATATTAAGCACCTTTTTTAACGATCATAACGCCGTTAGGGTCAAGGATTTTACCGTCAGCGATTAGCAACGCTTTGTCAACGTATTGGTTTGTGTCGTGATCCAACCAACGGTACATAGCAAGTTGCAAGTTACTGTTGATTGCGTAGTCACCCAGTTTGCAGAATACAGCTACAATGTCATTTGTTGCAGCTGCATCGTAAGGCGTAATAACATCATCTTCAACAAGGATAACTTCGCGACCATTGAAACGCTCCTGCGGGCCGTCAACGATGCCTTGATTAACGCGGCCTACAGGTTGGCCGTTAGCGTCTGTCATGCCGTCAATGTAGCCCTCGAACGTGCCGGATGCCGTGATGAACGAACCGCCAGCACGGTAGGACAAAGGAATTTTAGCCCAGAATTTCTTTTTCCAACCTTCCCACGATGCGAAATCAGCGGAAGACAGAGTGATGATGTTTCCAGCCGGGACGCGCGCATCAAGAGTGATGCCAAGGGGTTGGCCTGTGCCGGAACCTTTGATGATTGCAAGGTCAATTGCTTTCGTCATTGCTTCAACAATCAAAGTGATAATTGTTGATTCGAAAGAAGCAAGCGTCACAGTATCAGCCAGCAAAGAAGTTGCAACCTTGCACTCCAAACCGTAGTAAGAGAATTGAACTTTCGTGTTCGCTTGTACCTTTTGACGGTCAGAAACAGGAGTCTCACCAATCCATGTTGCAACAGGTTTTAGCGACAAGATAGGCACATCTACGCCGCCCTTGATGCCAAGTTTACGAACGCGCGCGAAAATGTGTCCGTATGTTTTCATCTGCTTGATAAGTTCGTCTAAAATCGTAGTCGGCACGATTGCCGCAGCATCAGTCACAGCCGTGAAAGCGTCGGAACGGGCTTCGAATCCGGCCGGGATAGCCTTGCCAGACTTAGCAAACTCCATAAACGCTTGGCGGTATTCAACGGAAGCAAACTTGTCAACCGCGTCAATAACAACGCCGCGCTCTTCTGGCTTCGGAACTACAACGCCCGAAGGAATCTTATTCATCAAAGCGTTACGCGCTTCGATTTGGCCTTTTTCAGCCGTCAAAGCGTCAATTTCCTTGTCCAATGCCGCAACATCCACTTGACCGCCACCGCGAAGTTCTGTTCCGATTTCTTGCATACGTTTTGCGATTTCTTGTAAACGATCCATTTAATAATTCCACCTTTCAAATTAGGAAAATGTTTTGAGCAATAAAATAAGCCGTTGACGTTGTTCAGCGTCGGCGGCTTCTTGTTTCTCTTTTTCGGCTTCTGCTTCAAAGAAGCTACGGGCCGATATGGAAGTATCATCATAAGCCGGGATAGAAACGGCTGACACGTCATAGATTTTTTTGAACCTCAGAATAGTTCGGGTACGGCTTGCTCGATCATAACTTTCTTCCGCCACTGTGAAACGGAAGCTCATTTTCGTGACATAACCGCCCTCAATTTCTTCGTGAAGCTCGCGACCTTCTTTAGTTCCGTGTAAACGGGCCTTTATGTGAAGTCCTACGCCGTCCGTTTTCATTTCGAGTGTTCCGTTACTGTTTCGAGCTAATACCTTGCCCGCGTGGTCGTAGTTAAATATAACGTCTGACATGTCCGCGCCGTTGAAAGCGTTAGGGTCAATTTTCTCTCGATACTCAACGCCGTCATACTCGTAAAGGACTGTCGGGGAATTGAATTTAGCAGCGTAACCCTCTGCAATAAGTTCCCGGTTTTCAGCCTCGCCTATTGAACGGGCTTCAACGTCGAATAATCTAATCAGGCGTTCGTTGCTTATCGTCATTTTTGTCTTCACCCCCTTTCGGTGACGCGTCAGGCGGCTTATTAACCTTGCCTAGTTGGTATTCGGAAGCTTTGTCAGCATCAATAAAGTTAAGGCTCATGATACGCTTCTCGCCGCTCTCAATAGGTGGAAGATTAAACACCTCCAAGCCCTGATTGATTGACATCATGCCCCGGTCTACAAGTGTCTCAATGATTTTAACTTTCGTGTCATTGCTGGCGTACTGTAGGCGATTGGCTTCGAATAGAATTTCGTTACCATGTCCTTGTGCGCGGTCAGAAAACACTTTAGCCGTGAACTCCATAGCGCATTGCAACCCGAACGGCTCAATCATCGACTCGTAAAACGCGTTCCATTCCTGCTCGGAATAGCTCGATTGAATGATTTTTTTGTTCATGCCGAAATAGTCGTTTACCTTTTCGGTCATAGCCGTCATTAACTTATCATCGATCATTTTAGGGTCTGTTTTAAGCTCTTGATATTCGGCTTTAGAATCCGTTGCAGCTACGCCGCCGTGATTCGATGCGTCCAAATAATCAGTTTTAAAAGCGTCCGTTTGTGCTTTCATATCTTCCGGCTTGAGCATGGAAGTGAATCGCAATATCCCCCGCAGGATAGCCGACGTTTTAACCGCGTTTTTCAGCCCTTGATTCGTTGCCGAAATGAGGTCGAGAATAGGCGTTAGAGCCGTTTTGTTTGACTCCCCGAACATATCATTTTTATAAAAGTGCCGCCGAATATGGATAACGTCAGTGTAAGGCGCGGCGTATTCGTTACCGTCATAGAAACGGAACTTAACAACCATTTCCCCGTTAACCTCGACAAGATCCACGCCGGAAGATATGAGCGGGTAAAATCCTTCGATGCGATTCATTGCATCCCGGCGAACCCATACAAAAGCGTTGTTGTTCATGAGGTATTGAGTGCCCAACCTATAATAAAAGATATAAGCATTCATGAAACGGTTCGGCCTGTTCTGCAAAAGCCATTCAACTTCGGAATTTTTAACCTCTTGAATGCTCCCGGCAACCCGCCTTATATGCTTCGGCTTAAGCTTGCCGACATTCCGAGCGAACGCGTCAGCCGCAGCGCGTACCGTATCACTGTCGTAGGCTTCGCCGCTAAAGTCATAAAAGCTCGGTGTACTGTTCAACATCTGCATGTACGTATGATTGCGCGGCGCTTGCTTGCCGCCGAATATCATTTGGAACAATGAGCGTCTTTCCTTCAATTTGTCACCCCCCTCCCTTATGCCTTTGC